CTATTAACGAGCAAACCAAAGCTCTCGAGATCGTTTATGACGAACTCGCAAGCCTCAGTAGGGATAATGATGTCATCACCAAACACATATACATCGCCGGGTTGATGAAACCCATGGCGCTGCATAGACGCTACACATATCGCCCAGAAGACTAAACTCTGGACAGGAAACGTAGTTGCGTTCCCCATCGGAGCGTAGCTATGAATCTGACCCCTTATATTGGCTAATGTGCCAAGTTTGGGGACCAGAAACTCTTGGGCCCTACAACAACCGAACGACTTGTACTTCCTCCCAAAGAGGATCTGTACAAGAACATCAGATATGCGGTCTGAGGCCTCCTTCATATCTATCGTAGCATAACGCCGCGATAGACTAGATGATAAGGCCAACTTTCCGTTTACTGACTGATCGTCGAAGTGGACATGGTTTTTAGGCCATATGCCACAACTCCGTCTGTCGAGCGAGATAGCTCGCTCGAGTCCACGTCTCAATCCCTGCTGTACCCAAACGGCTTCAGCAGGGTGGACACATATCAAGCGAGGCCCACGGGTGTCCTTCGGGACATCTATGAGTTTAGCTTGAATGATGTCTAGATGTCGCATCGATTCCCAGTGACTTAAGTGATCCTGATTAAAGTACAGGCTTAAATAGTCACTGTAGGGGTACATATACTCTATGGTAGAGTATACGTTCTGCCACTTCCTTTTAGAGGTTGTGACAGCCCCTGGACCATGAGATGGCTTCAGAGCCCTTTCATCAAGTCCGTATAGAACCGATTGACAATGACGTCTGACTGTGTCGAGTAAGCTTGGGGAAATGCTCGCGAGAGAATTTCCAAAAGCACCAACACCGCGATTAATATCAAAGAAGTTCTGATATGTTTTCTCGGTCGTTTGTTGATCATGTGTAACGAGTGCTTTGTAGCAGAACAAAAGAAGTTGCCGAAGGTACCGCAGTTTTATCGGATCCACTAAGGATCCGACTGCGAGCCTTTGCAACCATACTGGAAACTTCGATTCGTCCAATTTCTCGGACGTTTCAATGCATCCCAGCATGTACTTCTCTAGCTTCGGAGCCTCGTTTAGGCACCATTGCAGCCCTTCATAAGATCCTCGTATTTCAGAGAATCCAGTGAGACGAGCGACATCTGCTAGCAGGCTAACGTATGTATGTTCTATAGCATGCATATTATGGAGTACCATTTAAGCCGTTGTTCTTAGCAATGATGAGTTATGTTTTAAGTGAGTTTAATTAGTCCTCACTTCTCATCATTCAATACAGCAGTAATCAAGTCCGCATCCGCAATCGCTGCCTTAAACGTAGCTACCGTAGTGGTAAGCTGCGTCGAGGTAACGGTTTCGGGTACAGCAATGACGCAATACGCAGAAGTAATGATTTTCTGCAGATTTGCATCAATGTCATGCCGGTCAACTCGAATCGTGAACCGCTTCCCCGCCACTTTCGTGGAGGAGTCGACGTAGTCCTGACT